GGCCTCAATAGCCGCCTGTACTGTATTCTCAATCTCAGCCTCCAAAGCAGCCTTCTCAGCATCCTGATACTTCTGTAAAGAAGCCTTCACTTCAGCAAGTTCATCGCCCATGTTCTTCACTTCAGCCTCTTTGCCTTGGTACTTGATTTGCAGCTCGCTCAACTGTGACTTTACATCCTTCAAGTCTGTCTCAGCTTTAAGCAGATCAGTAATACGGTTGGAAACATTCGCTACTGGAACATCGTTAGAAAAACCAAGCTGTGCGCATACAGCACCAAAACTTACATTTTCTTTGTTTTCCATTACTTTTTGTTCTTGAAAATTTTGTTCATTTTGATTATGAATAGCAACTAACTTCTCCAGAAGTTTATTTTCATCAAGTTCTTCTGCCATAGAAGCCATGATGTCACGTAAAGAAGTTGCGCTTGTCACACCTTCAATTTGATTCTTAACTTTATCACACACCTGTTTTGATGTTTTCAAAATGTTATCTGCGGGTAAGATTCCTGCTTTCACAGCTTCCTTCGCGCTGAAATAAGTACCATCTGCATCCCCTTCGCCATCCATGATACTTCTTACCTTTTCTTTTGAAAGGCCGAAACGCTTCTGATATATGGTCTCCAATTGACCTCTGAAGGCATTGACCATATTCTTTACAGTTTCATTATCGGAATCCTTATCATATATAAAAGGATTGTGAATCATGAGAATTGAATAGTCGTGCATATACAAATGGTCTCCAGCGGCCCAGATAATGCTACCCATAGAAGCGGCAATACCTTCAATCACGCAATCAACCTCAATCGGACAAGACTGGATGATAGAGAATGTGCTCATGCCATACATGACGGAACCACCATCAGAATTGATAAGCACCACAATCTTAGAAGGCTGTACGCAATTCTGCAACCACAGAAACTCCTCATTGAAACATTGAGTGGAGTAACTATCTACAGGGCCAAAAAAACGAATAATAGCAGGAGCATCCTTATCTGCCTTACCTACAACATATTTCAATTTGTTTACGTCCATTTTTTCTTTGATTTTCTGAAGAATAGAATTTGTGGAAATAAAAAGTTGGAAAAAGTCACATGATTATTTAATCACTAAAGCCTGCAACGTCCTCAATAGCTGGGTCTTTATGGTCTTCGTGATTGTCAACATTACAGTTTGGGTCTTGGTCTTTATGGTTTGTGAACGGAGGCATGACCAAATAGCGGTCTACATAATTCTTATATCTATAAGATGAATATTCCGAGAACCATACTTCATAGTCAATCCAAAATGGCTGAAGGCCATCATCAAATGATTCTGGCTGGTCAAAGTATGTTAGTTGAAACCGTTCAGTCAATGCTGGAAATTCTTTCTTTCGGTCTTGAATTGCAGCGTTGATTTTTTGGAACAGCTCATAACCTTCCAGTTCAAAATCGGTGTCACTATTGTTTAAGCGATTGAGAACATATTGAATACGCATAGTGGCACGTCCTTCGCCAACACGTGATTGCTGAACCAAGTATCGCACATCTATAAAATGTAAGAACACGGCAGGGAACGCAATTGCAGACTCTTTGTTCCACTTGTTGTTTTTTAATCTGTTCAACTGACCATTGTTGAGTTTGATTGTTCTGAACAATGGTGGGCTATTGGGGTCTTGGTCATTCAATTTAAGGTCCCCAAGTATGTTCTTGACAGCATTAAACACTTCACAAAGTGCATTGGTAGCATACAGTTCTCGTTCTTGACTGACAGTGCTATCTGTAACAGTTTGCTTAATGGCGTTCTCTTCCTCCGGTTCAAGTGGTTTATATTTATCTACTATCATTTAGGAAATCCGGTAAATATTACTGCCGATAATTGAATCAATTTGTCTTTTAATACGGACGAATGTCCTATATACTGTCTTTGCACACTCGCAACTCCCGTTCTACCGTATGTGTACGTACCACTTTTAGCATTATGCACTGCTGCATAACAAAAGCCACGATGCCTTTTTGTGTGCTTAAATCCATTAGGGTCTGTATATATACGAACACCAGATGGATTGGATTTTTCAGAAATGTGCTTCCACTTAATTGAATTTTTCAAAGATGACGTTTCATTCAATAGAGGGTGCGTCTTTCTGTCTCTTCGAGGTCTCCAAGGCATTGAACCTGCGCTATTGAGACGTTTTAAGTCAAATGATTCCTGGAAAATGGATACCGCTGCACGGCCAGCCTGAATCTCAAAACTCCATACATTCACTTGGAATTTATGAGGCAAATGTCTCCATTGAGCAATCATTTGTTGAGGCGAAATTGGTTTGCCATTTAACTTCTTAGCCATTCCAGTATTTAGATTTAATTCTATCAGCTATAGACTGCAATGTTTGCTGATGTTCGTCTTGTATTTGGAAATATGGATGCTCATCAGAAAAAATTCTGCCACCTAATGCCACGCTCTCTTTGAATGTTGGATTGAACCACTCAGGTATCTCAGGCACACGAATAACGGCACCTTGCACATCCTGTAGTTGTCCTGTCACACTATCTTCTACAAGATAGCAACGACATGCGTGTTCGATTGGTGGAATCAGCCAAGCTGGGAATGAAGATTTTGGAGCTGAATATCCTTCATACTGCAAATGCCAAGGTCGTACACGCTCATCACCTTGTGTCATATAAGTAAGCACTGTATTATTAGACACTGCGATAAGCTGTGCGGCGATAATCATTGCGTATTCAGCATCTTGATTTTCAATCAACGCATACCTATCATTATATTTAGCAAATAGAGCCATAATGTCCTCCAGCTCTTCCTCTTCCAATTCTTCTTCAATCTCTGGAAGTTCCAAAGCCATTTGGTATTCTTCAGCAACCGCAAAATCAACCAAATTATCAATAGCTGCAACCACTACATTGCGCTTTGCTTTATCTATTTCTGTGAGTCCATCTTCAGCAGTTCTTAATAGTTCCAACGCTGTATCATACTCCAGGCCAAAGCCATTTAGTGCATGATGAATAGCGAAATCGGCTCTTAATGCCATTAATTCTTCCATCACCTCCCAAGACTCCATGTCATTAGGAATGCTGTACAGTAATTTTTCAAAAATAGCAATGAGGGCCAAAAACTCTTCTCGATGGCGTTCTTCGTCATGAACAGGCAATTTATGAGCAAGCACATCGGAGAGAGAAGTGTTGCCTATCACTTCCTCTCCTTTAGAAAATTTACCGCACCACGATGTCTTCCATATCTTTTATAGTATTCCTCATCAGTCATACGATATGTATCGTTACCAAGTCTTGCACCAACGCCTCCATCGTAAGGAGACTCCAAGTTTAATTGCCTACCAACAGTTACACCAAATACTTTTTCAATCTCATCAGCAGCAATTTCATAACGCTCGGTTAAGAATGTATATAAGTCAATCTGGTCTTTGTTAGACATTTCCAAACGCTTAGAATACTTGAACTCCAGACCATCTTCGATATAGCCCATAGCAACCAAGCGTGGTATAATCTCTTCATTCATTACATTTTCAATGTATTCACGATATACTTCTACGCGATCACGGAAAATGTCTTGATGTGCATTTGTCGCACCAACATAAGATTGAGTTGCGCCGGCCATTGATTCCGAACCAAGTATAAGGTTAGACACCTCTTTATCTACAACCTCCATCAAGCCTGTAAACACCTTCTCAGAATTAGACATTGTAAACGTCTTGATGTCCACCTCGTCATTCAAGCCAGTAACAATTACTTTATTCTGAGCTGCACTGGCAATATCGTTAGCCAAACGCTTACGGTCCTGAGAATTATCTGATTCTGTTTTGCCATGAATGATAGGCTGGCCATACGTATGACTGAAATTTACGTAGTTAGCCAATGTAAACTTCTTAGCCAAAATCAATGGCGTAGTTGCTGAGAACAGACCCAATGTTCCTGAATTAATCAAGATGTAATTATTGTAATATTGAGGCGATTCAAAATCCCAACCTGGAGACCAGATGCCTTGTCTACGCACAATACGTTTTTGGTCTGGAAGCACATTACGTCTTTCGATGATATTTACTTCTTTGAGCTTTCCTGTACGTTCATCTATGTCAGGCAAAATCTCCAGAGCAGTAAAACCATATAACTTTGACTCTACAATGCCTTTGATA